CACTATGGAAACGATTGCGCTAGCTTTCGCTATCACAGAAGAAGCAATAGAGGACAACCTTTATGACAGACTTTCTTCTAGATACACAAAAGCACTAGCAAGATCTATGTCCAATGCTAAGGAAGTTAAAGGAGCAGCACCTTTGAACAATGGTCTACCGTCAATAGCGGCAGCATCTGCGTTCCAAACAGGTGATGGTTCAAACTTATTTGCAACTAGTCACGCGACTATAGCAGGTACAGTTTCTAACACTTTAGCAACACAAGCTGACCTTAATGAAACTTCATTAGAGCAGTCATTAATTGACATCGCTCAAATGACAGATGAAAGAGGTTTAAGAATTGCAGCTAAAGGAGTGAAAATGATCGTTCCTTCTGCAAATCAGTTCAATGCTGAAAGACTTATGAAGTCTCAAGGTAGAACTCAAACAGCTGATAATGACATCAATGCAATCAACAGTATGGGAATGATCCCACAAGGTTACAGAGTTAATAACTTTTTAACTGATGCTGATTCATTTTACATTATCACGGACGTTCCTAACGGTATGAAAATGTTCTCAAGAACTCCATTGACAACTTCAATGGAAGGAGACTTTGATACTGGTAACGTAAGATACAAAGCTAGAGAAAGATACGCTTTTGGCGCATCTGACTATAGAGGTATCTTCGGCGTTGAAGGTGCGTAATCTAAACTAATTATGTGGCGGAACACACTTCCGCCACATTTTACAAATACGGTGAGAATATGAGGAAATTCCTAGTAAAAATACATGCATATCAATATGGTACAGAATTTGAAGTTCTGGCTGAAGACAATGTTGAATCTATTGAAAATTCAATAGTTGACAAACTGGGAGATAAGAGTATAAAGTGGGAGTATCTTGGAGAAATGAATGATCCCAAGATAAACAGAATAACCTATGAGGAGGTTGTTGATGGTACAAGACCTGTACAAACACAAAAGGTCCTTGGAGTTGAGGTGGCAACTGGAGTATGAGCAAGAAGGTAGATATACTCTGGATATGGTCAGAATTGATGACAAAATTAGAGAAGTCATTACTGACATTAAACTCGAGGAAGCTAAAATTGCAAATAGAGAAAATGCAATTGATAGCGCTGCCGCTCAAGTTTCTGTGGCTACTTAAATAAAAGCCACATCGTTGAAATACGTACATTCACTACGCAATCTCTTGCACTCTACTCAAAACTACTATATAAAAAAATCACTATACAATTAATTAGAACATAGACGCGTATAGTCGACGGCCTAGAGACTATGTTCGGAAACTAGGAGGATAAAATTATGGCAAACACTACATTTTCTGGACCAATATTAGCTGGTAATATTAGAAATACTACTGGAACTACTGTTGGAACAGACGTAAAAAACACAGGACAAGTATTAATGTCCCAAACATTCTCGTTCACGTATGCAGTTGAAGGTGCAGCGACGGACACGAATGTTATAATCCCAGCTAACTCTCAGATAGTATCTGTTGATGTTAACGTAGAAACTGCGTTTAACGATACAGGTTCTGATATACTTGAGGTTGGTTCATCTGCAGATACTGATTTGTATGTTAATGATACAGACATATCAGCAGTAGGATCAATAGCTATGGGAACAGCTGCACTGTGTGCAAACTGGAAAGATATTGGAACTTCTGACATAAGAGTTGGTTACATCTACAATGGTGCAAACAATGACGCGTCAGCAGGGGCTGCTACAGTAACTATTAATTACTTGCAGAACAATAACCTTTCATAATAAATAATTAAAGTGCTCCTTCGGGAGCACTTTTTAAGGAGAACAACATGTCAATAACATCAAAAGTTAGACAATCTGTGATACTAACTGCAAGTGGACAAGTACAAAAATTGATTAGTGGAAGCGCTGCAAATATTACTAAAGCAAATATTATGAACGTATTTGCAATGTCAAGTGCAGCAAATGCTGAAATTAAAATTTATAATGAAATTGGTTCGGGTGCAACTGCTTCTGCATTAATTTTTCATGGTAAGTTTGGAACAGCAGCTGATCATGTTCACGAGTTTAAATTACCAGGAGCTGGTATTTATGCTGATACAGGGATGTACGCAGTTTTAGCTAACATAGACTTTTTTTATGTAGTCGGAACTTTCTAAGGAGTAGCCGATGGCAAATACTACATCCGGCGCTTATGCATTTGATCAAAACCTTGCAATTGATGATATTATTGCAGAGGCTTATGAAAGACTTGGTCTAGTTGGTACCGCCGGTCATCAAATTAAAAGTGCTAGAAGATCTTTAAATATTCTTTTTCAAGAATGGGGAAATAGAGGACTTCATTTTTGGGAAGTTGGCGACACAAATATTGATTTAACTGAGGGCACTCAAACTTATACATTTTATAGAAATAGTTCAGACGGAACAAGTGATACCACAACTCCTGTTAATGGAGTATATGGTATAAGTGATATTATGTCCGCTTCTTATAGAAGTGATTATAATACAACTGAACAAACTGATTTACCTTTAACAAAAGTAAGTAGAGATACTTATGCTGCTTTTTCAAATAAACTAGTTAAAGGAACTCCAAGTCAATTTTGGATTCAAAGATTCATAGATAAAACTACAGTTACAATTTATCCGACTGCTGGTTCTACTCAAGCAAGTAATTATATTAATATTTATTATGTAAAAAGAATTCAAGATGCAGGAGCATATACTAACGCATCTGATGCGCCATATAGATTTATACCATGTATGGTGTCAGGACTTACATATTATTTATCACAAAAATATGCACCACAAAGAACACAAGAATTTAAATTATTATATGAGGATGAATTAGCTAGAGCGTTACAGGAGGATGGATCATCAGCTAGTGCGTACATAACGCCTAAGACTTATTATCCAAATATATAATGGCACGATTTGCAAAAGGTACAAATGCATTAATGATTTCTGACCGTTCTGGTGCAGCATTTCCATATAGAGAAATGGTGCAAGAATGGAATGGTCTTTGGGTACATATATCTGAGTATGAACCTAAACAACCACAAATAGATCCAAGGCCCGTGGGCGCTGATCCACAAGCTTTGCAACATGCAAAACCTGCAAGAGTAGAATTTGCAGTACAAGATATTTTACCAAACAATCCATTTACAACAACAGGTGCTTCAAAAGTTTTAAGTGTTTCATTTCCAAACAATGGTTTAAATGCGGGCACATCGTATGTAAGATTTAGTGATGTTAAACAAGCAGTGGGTGGAGTTGCAACTACAACTTTAGAATTATCTACAACGCTAAATGGAGCTTTGACTGATTCAGCTACGTCTATTGTATTGACTGATGGATCTGAATTTCCAACAGCAGGATATATTGTTATAGAAAAAGTTTGGACACAAGCAGATTTAGATGCTGGTACAATTACTGATCCTTTATTAGTTGGAACTTATCAAAATGAAACTATTAAATATACAGGCAGATCCACACATACATTAACAGGATGCACTCGTGGAACAGCGGCTCCTTATAGAGGAGTAACTTTGTCAGATACATCTGCTAATGCTCATTCTTCTGGTGCAAAAGTTTATGGATCTTATTTAGCTACAGCTGTTTCAACAACAGTAATAGTGGGTCCTAAAGCATCACAAACAGAAACACTATATAATTCATTAACAGTGCCTTTAGTATCTAATGCTACAAGCACAGCAACAGGAGGCGGTTTTCAGTGTACAATTGGACCCGTTAATGATAGAGGTTAATTATGGCTGGTTATACATATTCAAATTTAGTTACTGATATTAGAAATTATACTGAGGTAGATAGTAACGTTTTTACTTCTGCTATTATAAATAGATTTATAGAAAATTCAGAATATAGAATTGCTTATGATCTTCCTATGGATTCAGATAGAAAACAATCAGAAGCTCAATTAGCAACAGACTTCAATAGTATAAATGTTCCTGCAGGATGTTTATTTGTAAGAGCTGTACAAGTATTTCCTTCTACAACTGCAAGCACCGGACAAGGTGTCTATTTGGAAAGAAGAGATCAAACTTTTATACAAGAGTATGTAGGAGAATTAACAGGTGACGAAGGTAGCCAAAGTGGTCAAGATACTACTGGTTTACCTAAATATTATTCTATGTTTGGGGGAGCAACTGGAACAGGATCAACTACTTCTGGAGCCATATATTTAGCTCCTACACCAGACGCTAATTACAAATATATTATTCATTGGAACAAGATTCCACCAAGCTTAGAAACCGATACTTCAGGGACATATGTGAGTAAATATTTCCCCCAAGGACTTTTATACTGTTGTTTGACAGAGGCATATTCTTATTTAAAAGGTCCAGCAGACATGTTGACTTTATATGAACAAAAGTATAAACAAGAACTACAAAAGTTTGCAGCAATGCAAATTGGGAGACGAAGACGAGACGATTATACAGATGGTACTATCCGTATACCGATTCAGTCACCGCCTCAGTAATTAGGAGATAAATTATGGCAATAACATCGGCAATAGCTAACAGTTTTAAAGTAGAAATTCTACAGGGCGGACACAATTTTAATGATTCAAGTGGAGCACCAACAGGTAACACTTTTAAACTTGCATTATATTCCAGCAACTCAGCAACTTTAAGTAAATCAACAACTGCTTATGCAGCACCAACAAGTGCGTCAGCAGATCCAACAAGTACATACGAAGTAACAACTACTTCATCTGGTTACACAGCTGGAGGAAATACTTTAACAGCAAGTGCTGATCCAGTTTTATCTGGAGACACAGCATGTGTTAAATTTAATGATACAAGTTGGACATCAGCTTCTTTTACAGCAAGAGGATGTTTAATTTATAATACTACAGCTGTTACAGGATTCACAACTAACAGAGCGGTCTGTGCAATTAATTTTGGTTCAGACAAAACTGTAACAAGTGGAACTTTCACGATAGAATTTCCTGCTCAAACAGCTACAAACGCAATCGTTCAGATAGCATAAGGAGGAAATCCTTATGGCATCCATTTGGGGCGGCGATTCACCTTCAGTAGGTTGGAATCAAAACGCATGGGCTTCTAATACTATTTCAGTTTCTTTAACAGGACTTTCAGCTACATCAGCCGTTGGAAGTTTAACAGAATTAATAGAAGTAAAACCTGGGTGGGGTACTTTAAATTGGGGTGAAAATGGTTGGGGCACTGTTGAATCTGCAGTTTTCCCATTAACAGGATTATCTGCCACTACTTCTGTAGGAACTTTAGATCCTGCTGATCAAGTAATGGGATTAACAGGAATAAGTTCTACAAGTTCTGTTAGTTCATTATCAGTTAGTTCTTCAAACACAACTACACTTTCAGCGCTAAGTGCAACTTCATCTGTTGGAGCATTGGATCCTGCAGATCAATCAATGGGTTTAACTGGCCTAACAGCTACATCAGCCGTAGGTGCGTTATCACCTGCTGATGTAATAGGAATGACAGGTTTAAGTGCAACTTCGGCTACTGGATCACTAACAATTACATCTAACCCAACTTTCCAATTAAGCGGAGTTGTAGCTACAAGTTCTTTAGGTTCATTAACAGTTACACCATTAACCCCAGTTGTATTAGCTGGTCAATCGGCTACATCAAGTGTTAATAGTGTAACCACTGTTCAAGCAAGTGTGGCTAGTCTAGTCGGGCTAGGTCAAACAGCTACTACTTCCGTAGCAGATGAATTAATATTAAGGTATTATCAAGAATTATATCCTCGTACGAGTGCTTCATATAGTGATAAGACACCTAGAACTAGCGCTTCATATAGTAATAAGACACCTAGAACTAGCGCCTCATATACGGATAAAGTAGCTTCATAATTATGTTTGACTTAAAACTAAAGAAACAATATAAACTAAAAAACTAGGAGATTTTAATAATGTCATCATCAACATATACACCTCTCGGCGTAGAATTAATGGCTACTGGTGAAAACGCCGGTACTTGGGGAACAAAGACTAATACTAATTTAAATATTATAGAACAAATTCAAGGTGGGTTTAAAGTTCAAACTTTAAACGCTGCAGGATCTGGAGCAAACACTACAGCTCTTGCTGTATCAGATGGGTCTACTGGAGCAACTTTAGCTACAAGAGTAATTATATTAGGTGCAGTTTCTCCTGAAGCAATTACAGGCGCTAAAATTGTAACAGTTCCTAACGATGTTGAGAATTGGTACTTAGTTAAAAATAGTACAAGTGGAGCATACACTGTTCAATTTAAAACAGCTACTGGATCAGGTGGAACGGTTACATGGTCTACTACAGATAAAGGATATAAACTTATTTACGTTGATGGTGCAGGTAGTAATCCTAGCGTGATCGATGTTTTTTCTGCTTTTTCAGAAATTACATTAAATAATCAAAATGCATTAAAACTAAATGATGCGGATAACTCTGCTTATATAGGTATTAAATCGGCTGCTACAGCAACTTCTTATACGTTAACTTTACCAGCTGCAGTAGGAGCTTCAAGCACAGCTTTAGTAACTACAGATGGTTCTGGAACACTGGGGTGGACAGCAACATCAACTTTTGGTATAACAACAGGAAAAGCTATTGCAATGGCAATGATTTTCGGGTAAGAAACAAAAAGGAATTAAATTATGGCAAACCCAAATATAGTAGCAGTATCAAATATTTTAGGTGGAAACTTAGGTTGGAATTTATCTAACACATTAACTGCAACTTTAGCAACAGTTGCTGCAGACAAAATTGTAAAAATTAATAGAATTACAGTAGCAAATGTTGACGGAACAAATGCAGCTGATGTTAATTTATATATTGATGGTTTAACAACTGCTGGAGCAACAGGATTTGCTGGCACAGGTGCTAGTGCCACAGTTTATATAGCAAAAACAGTTTCGGTCCCTGCTGACGCAACGTTAGTTTTATCTGATACACCTATTTATTTAATGGAAGGCGACATACTCAAAGGTGGCGCAAGCGCTACTGGGGATCTAGATTTATTCATATCATATGAAGTATTAGACGACGCGTAGGAGGTTTAAATTATGGCTGGCAATGGCGGAATAATTGGACCTACTAACACAACGTCTTTTGGAAAAAATAAAGTTACATCCAAAGAATCTACAGGAACAATAACTACACAACCAGGCACAAGATTTGTTGATACTTTAGTTGTTGCTGGTGGTGGAAGTGGAGCAAGAGTTACTGGTGGTGGTGGAGCAGGTGGTGCTCTTTTATCTCAATGTAATCCTGTTGATGGAAACGCACCTTATTCAGTAACTGTTGGTGGAGGTGGTGCAGCTAAAACAAGTGATAATGTACAAGGTTGTAGTGGAAGCAATTCAGTTTTTGCAAATCCAGTATCCCCACAAACCGCAATAGGTGGTGGAGGTGGTGGAAGAAATTGTAGAGGAACTGGTAATCCAGATGGTCCAGGTAAACCTGGAGGATCTGGCGGTGGAGGTGGTGGTAAAGGTTGTGCTGCTGATGCTGGAGCTGGTGGAACAGCAACATCATGTCAAGGTAATGCAGGAGGAGCTGGAGCAAATCCAGGTGGTGGCGGAGGTGGTGGCGGTGGAGCTAACGCTGCTGGAACTAACGCTCCTGGCACAAATTGTGGTAAAACAGGTGGAGCAGGTGGAGCAGGAAAAGATTTTAGTCCTATATTTTCAGGAACACCAAATTGCGGTGTTTATGCTGGAGGTGGCGGAGGTGGTCCAGGTTTTGCACCTACATCAGGTACTACTGCAGCTGGAGGAACAGGGGGAGGTGGAGCATCTCAATCAGGAGGTTCAACACCTGCAACATCAGGAACAGCTAATACTGGAGGTGGTGGAGGTGGAGCTGGTGGTGGAACTCCAGGAAACTCAGGAGCAGGTGGTTCAGGAATAGTTATTGTAAAAGAAATAGATAAAGCTTCAGGAGTTTGGAATTTAAGTGATCAATTTGATGCAGTAGAAGGAGGCACATGGCCTTCAAGAATTGTTAATACAGATTATTTAGTAGTCGCTGGTGGTGGAGGTGGTGGTGCATTTTGTGGTGGTGGAGGTGGAGCTGGAGGTTATAGAGCTTCTGGTTATGGACCTTCTCCTTTACAAGGATCAGCACAAGAATTAACTTTAGGAACATTCGCAGTTACAGTTGGAGCTGGTGGAGCTGCCGTAGGAGCTACTTCTCCTTCTGGAGGATCAAACTCTGGAACTAATTCAGTACTTGGATGTATAACATCTGCAGGTGGTGGAGGTGGTGGTGATCCCGCTAACTCACCCGCTGGAACAGGTAAAGTTGGTGGATCAGGTGGTGGAGGTGGTGAACAGGCAAGTGTGGGTGGAAGTCCTATTCCAGGAGCAGCAGGTAATACTCCTCCTACAAGTCCCCCTCAAGGAAACTCTGGAGGTGCAGGATCAGTAAGAAGTTCACCTTTTCCAACAAATGATGAAGCTGGCGGTGGAGGTGGTGGTGCTACAGCTACAGGATCAAACGCTAGTGGTGCAACTGGTGGAAATGGTGGAGCTGGAGCCCCAAATAATATTTTTAGTCAATTATGTGCAACAACTTACGCAGGTGGAGGTGGTGGTGGATCTGCTGCCAATCCTGGAGGTTCAGGTGGAGCTGGTGGTGGAGGAGCAGGAGGAGATGATCCTTCTACAGCTGGAGTTGCTGGTACACCAAACACTGGTGGTGGAGGTGGTGGAGCAGGAGGAAATGCTCACCCAGTATTATCAGGTGCAGGTGGTCCAGGAATTGTTATTGCACGATCAGGCCCAGGGTGTGGAGTTTTCTTTACAACATGTAGTGCGTGTGCACCTGTTGTAACTACAGATGGATTAAACATGATTGCACAATTTAAAGCATCTTCAAATTTAAATATTACAGATAGAGGATGCGGAACAGAATTAGATTATTTAGTGGTAGCAGGTGGTGGTGGCGGTGGATCTGATAATGCAGGTGGTGGTGGAGCCGGTGGTCACAGAACATCTTTTCCAGGTGGAACAAAATTAGTTTTAGCTCCAGGCCCACATGCAGTTACGGTTGGTGGTGGTGGTGCTGGCGGAGCTAGTGGTTCTCCAGGAAATGCTGGGTGCAATGGAACAGATTCAAAAATAGGATATATGACTGCAACTGGTGGTGGCGGTGGTGGTGGAAGATGTAATAACAATGCTGGAAGAGGAGGTTCTGGTGGTGGAGGATCTGGAACTACTACAAGAAATGGTGGATTTGGAAATGCACCATTTGTTACAAGTCCAGCTCAAGGAAATCCAGGTGGAGTTGGTGGTGGAGGCCCTACTTACGGAGGTGCTGGTGGTGGAGGTGCTAATGCAACTGGTAGTAATGGTGTTTCTAATCCCGGAGGAAAAAATGGTGGCGATGGTGGAGCAGGTGTAGCAAACTCTATAACAAATGCTTCAGTTACAAGAGCTGGTGGTGGAGGTGGTGGTACTTCTGCTTCAGGAACCGGAGGTTGTGGTGGAGCTGGTGGTGGTGGAGATGGAGTAGATTATCCTTCAGGTAATGTCCCAGATTCTGTAGGAACTGTAAACACTGGCGGCGGCGGTGGCGGCGGTAGTAGAGGCGGACCTAATTATGGTGGTGGAGCAGGTGGATCAGGAACTGTTATTTTTAGAGTACCTGGACCTTTAGGACCTTCATTTACTGTAGCACCAGGAACTAATACAAAAGCAACATTACCAGGGCCTGCAGGAGGTTGTACTGTTATGACATATACAGTAACTGGAACGTTGACAATAAGTTAAAATTAAAATATAAAATATAAATTTAAGGAGTAATAATATGGCACATTTCGCAGAACTTAAATCAGAAGTAGATCCAACAGGACACACTACTGATACACATCAAGTAGTACAAAGAGTAGTTGTTGTAGGCAATGATATTGCTGCAGGCGGCGGAACTCTTGGAGATAATGATATGCATGTTGATGGAGAAACATGGTGTTCAAATTTTTTTAAAGGTGGAAGTTGGAAACAAACTTCTTACAATCATAATTTTAGAAAACAATATTGCGGTAAAGGCTTTGTATATGATTCCGTAAAAGATAAATTTTTAGCTCCACAACCTTTTAAATCATGGTCATTAGATGCAAGTGACGATTGGCAATCACCAATTGATAGACCATCAATTACAGAAGAAGGTGATGTAAGATACATGATTTCGTGGAACGAAACAAAATATCAAGCTGACAACACTAAAGGTTGGGAAGCTACAAAATCAAACGACAACGCGGAAACACCTACCAAATACGATTGGAATGGCACAGCTTGGGTGTCCGAATAGGAGACTCAAATGGCCAGATCAAATGGCGGCATAATCGGTAAAGTAAAAGTTATCAATACACCACAAACAACTACTACCACTTTTACATCATCAGGTACTTTTCAAAGAAAAAATTGTACATCAACTGTACCTGAAATAATGGTAGTCGCTGGTGGTGGCGGTGGTGGTAGAGCTCCAGGTGGTGGAGGAGGTGGTGGAGGTTATAGAACTGATACTTGCGTTTCAATAGCTCCTAGTGTTCCAGTTATAGTAGGTGGTGGAGGTGCTGGTGGAGCTAGTTGTAATGGAGTACCGGGCACTGATTCAAGTATACAAGGTTCTTTAACATCTACTGGTGGTGGAGGTGGTGGATCATCAAGACCAGGACCACAACCACAAGCTGGTTTACCAGGTGGATCAGGTGGTGGAGGATCAGGATCTCCTGGTGCAGCTGGTACTGGTAATACTCCTCCTACAAGTCCCGCACAAGGATTTCTTGGAGGGACTGGATGTAATTGTAATGCTACAACAGGTGGTGGTGGTGGAGCAACAGAAGCAGGTGTTAATGCATCTTCTCCTGCATCAGGTAGAGGTGGTGCTGGAGCATCGAATGACATTACAGGATCAACTCTTTCATACGCTGGAGGTGGTGGTGGTGGAGTTTGGGAATCTAAAACTACTGGAGCTGCTAGTCCTTGTGGAACTGGTGGAGCAGGTGGAACTTCTAATCAAAACGTAGCTGGAACTGCAGGAACAACAAACAGAGGCGGTGGTGGAGGTGGAGCTAGTTCTAATGGAAGTGTACCATACGTAGCTGGAGGTGCAGGTGGACCAGGTGTAGTAGTTATAACAGAATTAACACCTAAATGTGCATCAGGTGTCTGGTCAATGCAAAGTGTATTTCAATCAACAAAATGTGGCATATGGCCTTCAAGAACAATAGTAACAGATTATATGGTAGTCGCTGGTGGTGGTTCCGGTGGTTTTAATGGCGGTGGTGGAGGTGGAGCTGGTGGTTATCGGGCATCAGGATATGGTCCAAGTCCATTACAAGGTTGTAACTTATCTTTAGGTTTAGGAACTCATGCAATTACAGTTGGAGCTGGTGGAGCTGCTGGATGCGGATCTAAAGGAAATAAAGGAAATAATTCAGTTTTTTCAACTATCACTTCAACAGGTGGTGGTTATGGTGGTAGATTAGATGCTACCGGTCCTGAGAAAAATGGTGGAGCAGGAGGATCAGGTGGAGGTGGTGGAACTGCTTATCAATCTAATGCAAGAGGAGCAGCAGGATCTGGTAATGAAGGATCATTTTCACCTCCAGAAGGAAACTCTGGAGGACAAGGTGCAGCGCCACCAGGTTCTCCTAATTGTAAATTAGCTGGTGGTGGAGGTGGTGGAGCAACTGCCGCTGGATCTGATGGTAGTCAACCTAATGGAACAGGTGGAGCCGGAGGTGCAGGATCACCAAACAATATTTTAAGTTTAGCATCCGCAACAACATACGCTGGCGGTGGTGGCGGTGGTGGTTATGGAGGAGCTGGTGCAGGTGGTAGTGGTGGCGGTGGAGCAGGTGGAGCAGGTGTGCCACAAGCAGGAACCGCAGGAACAGCAAATACTGGCGGTGGAGGTGGTGGTAGTGGTGCAAATTGTACTACCGGAGCAGGTGGTGCAGGTATTGTTGTAGCAAGAGCACCAGGAAGCGCAGGAATTTATTTTACAACATGTAGTACATGTGCACCAGTTACTTCTCCAGATGGAGCAAACCAAATTGCAAAATTTAAAGCATCAACAAATTTAAATATTAACGATACAGGATGTGGTGTAGCATTTGATTATTTAGTAGTAGCAGGTGGTGGAGGTGGTGGATCTAACTACGCTGGTGGTGGAGGAGCTGGAGGATATAGATCTTCTTTTCCAGGCGGTACAAAATTATATTTAAGTCCAGGACCAAATGCAATTACAGTTGGAGCTGGTGGAGCTGGTGGTACTTCCCATGGAAGAGGATCATCAGGAACAGACTCAAAAGCTGGATATATATTTACAAGTGGTGGTGGAGGTGGTGGCTCTGCTAATACTGGACCTTTAGTAGGAATTACAGGAGGATCTGGAGGCGGAAATGCTAATGATGCTACTCCTTTTCCTGCAACAGCAGGTAATGTAGAGCCCACAAGTCCAGTTCAAGGTTTTGCTGGTGGTAAAGGTAGAGTATCTGGTACTAATGGAGCCGGCGGAGGTGGTGGAGCACTCGCTGTTGGAGGTGATGGTGGTGGTCCTTCAATTAATTCAGGAGATGGCGGAGCTGCTGCTCCTAATGCAATTACCGGAACTGCCGTATCTTATGCTGGTGGTGGAGGAGGTGGTGCACAAAATCCACCGTCTCAACCTGGAGCTGGTGGAACAAGTCCCGCTGGTGGAACAAGTGGTGGTGCAGGAGGTGCAAACTGTGCTTCTAACGGTGTAGCTGGAACAGCAAATACAGGTGGTGGTGGCGGTGGAGGTGGTTGTGGAAATCAACCAGCTGGACCAAGAACTGGAGGAGCAGGAGGTACAGGAATAATTGTATTACGAGCACCTGGACCTTTAGGACCTTCATTTACTGTAGCACCAGGAACTAACAGTAAATCAACATTACCGGGCCCTGCAGGAGGGTGCACTGTAATGTCGTTTACGGTAACTGGAACGTTGACAATTTCATAATAGACGTTATATTAATTGCATAAAGAGATATGCAACTTACATCTTATTATTGGTATTTTCAATCAGCAATACCATCACGTATTTGTGATGACATTGTTAAGTATGGTAAATCTATACAAGACCAAATGGCAATAACAGGTGGTTATGGTGATAAAAAATTAAATCAAAAAGAAATAAAAGATTTAAAACAAAAAAGAGATTCTAATATTGTTTGGATGAATGATAGGTGGATATATAAAGAAATACAACCTTATATTCATCAAGCAAATGCAAACGCAGGTTGGAATTTTCAATGGGATTTTTCTGAGTCTTGTCAATTTACAAAATATACTAAAGGTCAATTTTACGATTGGCATTGTGATGGGTGGGATAGACCTTATCAAAGACAAGAAGGAGATCCATCAAATGGTAAAATTAGAAAGCTATCTGTTACTGTTACTTTATCAGATCCAAAAGATTATAAAGGCGGTGAATTAGAATTTGATTTTAGAAACTTAGACCCAGATAAAAAACCTAATATTAGAAAATGCACTGAGATATTACCTAAAGGATCTTTAGTTATATTTCCTGGTTTTGTATGGCATAGAGTATGTCCAGTTAAAAAAGGGACAAGACATAGTTTAGTTATTTGGAATTTAGGATGGCCATATAAATGAAAAATAAAAAATTAAAACAAAAACAAAGAAAACAAAGAAAAGATCAAGCATCTTATCCACAACAATTACAATTAGAAGAATATTTTAAATGTCCAATATGGTTGGGAGATGCACCAGAATTTGTTAAAGATTTAAATAAAGCATCAGATAAATACATAGAAGAGTCTAAGAAAAATTTAAAAGAAACAATAGATAAAAGAAATAAAGAGTTTGGAGATAAAGGAGATATGGGACATGTATTTCATTCAACAACGTTAATAGGTGATCCTAATTTTTTACAATTACAAAATTATATAGGAGCAACATCTCATAATTTATTAGGTGAAATGGGTTTTGATTTAACTAATTATCAAGTATTTACTACAGAATTTTGGGTGCAAGAATTTGCAAAAAAAGGTGGCGGACACCATACTTTACACACACATTGGAATGGTCACATCTCTGGTTTTTATTTTTTAAAAGCTAGCGACAAAACATCACTGCCATTGTTTGAAGATCCAAGAGCAGGTAATGTTATGAATCTTTTACCTGAAAAAGACAAATCAAAAATTACGTATGCATCTAGTCAAGTGCATTACAAAGTTAAACCTGGTCGTATAATATTTTTTCCATCTTACATGCCTCATCAATATATAGTTGATATGGGGTACGAACCATTTAGGTTTATACATTTCAACTGTCAAGCCATACCGAAAGGAGTATTAAATGTCATTCAAAAAAAATAAA